AAAAAGGCAGATGGAAGTACAAACTACTATCGTGATGTTCTGTATAATCAGTCTGCATATATTTACAACATGAATCACCCTGCAAGTGGTGGTACAGGTTGGGGTAATGATATTGCAACTCAGGCAGCAACTCTTTTCACTGCTTCTGCTCAAAGTATTCAAAATATTAGTTTGACAGGTGGAGTTGATGACTATGGAATCACATCTGGAGAAAAGAAATCTGGATTTGATCTTATGAAAGATACAGAGACAGTTGAAATTACTCTTCTGATGAATGGTAGGGAAATTGATGCAACGAATGGCACAGATGCTATTAATGCAATCGATATGGCAACTGATCGAAAAGATACAGTTGCATTTGTATCCCCACCAGCTGATGCTGTTGTTGGAGTTGCAAGTGAAGTAACTCAAACAGCAAATGTCAAAACTTTCATGGATAAGATGCCTTCTAGTTCATACGGATTTCTTGACAGTGGATACAAATATATGTACGACAAGTACAATGACACGTATCGATACGTTCCATTGAACGGAGATATGGCCGGACTTTGTGCAAGGACAGATTTGGTTGCTGATGCTTGGTTCAGTCCAGGCGGATTCAATCGCGGTCAGGTGAGGGGTGCAGTTAAACTTGCATACAATCCTCAGAAAGCAAACAGAGACATTCTTTATAAAGCAAGAGTGAATCCAGTTTGTTCTTTCCCAGGCCAAGGAACAGTGCTGTTTGGTGATAAAACATCACAGGCAAAACCAAGTGCATTTGATAGAATCAATGTACGAAGGTTGTTCATTGTTCTTGAAAAAGCAATCTCAACTGCTGCTAAGTTTCAGTTATTTGAATTCAACGATGAGTTCACACGTGCTGGGTTCCGAAATCAAGTCGAGCCTTTCTTGCGTGATGTACAGGGTCGAAGGGGTATTACAGACTTCTTGGTAGTTTGTGATTCAACTAACAACCCAGGCTCAGTCATTGATCGTAACGAGTTTGTTGCTGATATCTTTATCAAACCTGCTCGGTCTATTAACTTTATTTCTCTGAATTTCATTGCCACGAAAACTGGTGTTGCATTCAGTGAAGTAGTTGGGGCGTAAGGAGGAATAAATGGCAAACATTAATGACTTTAAAGCGGTTCTTGCAGGTGGCGGAGCTCGTGCTAATCAGTTCCAAGTCACCATGCCTTTTCCTGGCTATGCTGCACAGGGAGGAGAGACAAGGGTTATGTCTTTTCTTTGCAGAACAACAAACTTGCCAGGGCAAACTTTAGGTGAAGTTCCAGTTCCATTCAGAGGACGAACATTGTATATTGCTGGTGATCGTACTTTTGAAACATGGACAACTACTGTTATGAATGACACTGATTTCTTACTCCGAAATGCTTTTGAGCGTTGGATGAATGGAATCAATGCACTTTCAGACAATAGTGGTTTGGAAAATCCATCCGATTACCAAGTTGATGCATTCGTAGATCAACTGGATCGTGCTGGATCAGTAATTAAGTCCTATACCTTCAGAGGATTGTTCCCTACAACAATAGATAATATTGAATTAGGATACGATACTAATGATGCCGTAGAGGAATTTGCAATAACCTATCGTTACCAGTTTTTTGAATCAAATACTACTACTTAATATTCCGTATAAATATTTACTACGTGAATAATACGGAGCATTATGGCACAGTTATTTGGTTTTCAAATCACTAGGGCTTCAAAGGATAAGGGAGAACTACCAAGTTTTGTTCTCCCTGAACCTGAGTCTGGTGCAACCACTCAAGCTGGATTTTACAGCGAATTTCTAGATTTAGATGCTACTGCAAAAAACGAGTATGAACTTATTCGTAGATATCGAAGTACGTCTGAACATCCCGAATGTGATTTCGCAATAGAAGATATAGTAAACGAAGGAGTATGTCTAGAGTCTGGCAGAGATAGCGTCAGCGTTATTACAGATGACCTTCCATATTCAAACAAGATAAGAACAAGAATTCGACAAGAATTTGATCATGTTCTCCGCCTCCTTGATTTCAATAATAAAGCACATGATATATTCAGACGATGGTATATTGATGGAAGAATACATTTTCATAAGATTATAGACGAAAGTGATCCAAAAAAAGGAATACAAGAATTAAGATATATTGATGCTTTAAAAATCAAAAGAATAAAAACAATTGATAAACAAGTAAGTAAAAAAGGATCTCCTAATATAAAAGTTGTAGAAGATTACTACCAATATTCTGAAAAAGGAATGCATCAAGCTCAAGGAAGCGGGGGATTCAGAATAACAAAAGATTCAATTGCATTTGCTCCTTCAGGATTACATGATCCAAATCGGAACATGGTCATATCCTACCTTCACAAAGCAATCAAACCAGTAAACCAACTCAGAATGATTGAGGATTCGGTAGTCATCTATCGTATCTCAAGAGCTCCTGAAAGAAGGATCTTTTACATTGATGTTGGTAATCTTCCAAAGATCAAAGCAGAACAGTACCTCAAAGATGTCATGAATCGATATCGAAATAAGTTGGTTTATAACGCATCAACTGGTGAGATACGTGATGATCGAAGTCAGATGAGTATGCTAGAAGACTTCTGGCTTCCAAGAAGAGAAGGTGGAAGAGGGACAGAAATTACAACTTTGCCTGGAGGTCAAAATTTAGGTGAGGTTGAGGATATACTTTATTTTCAAAGAAAACTTTATAGATCTCTCAATATCCCTGTCAGTAGATTAGAACAGGAAGCTACTTTTAATCTGGGTAGAGGTGCAGAGATCACAAGAGATGAAGTTAAATTTACCAAGTTTATTCAAAAGTTGAGGGGTAAATTCAACATCCTTTTCAATGATATTCTTAAAACACAGTTGATTTTAAAAGGAGTCATTGCGGAAGATGATTGGCCTTCAATCAAAGACAATATCACCTATAGTTACCTAAAAGATGGTCATTATGCAGAAATGAGAGACATGGATCTTCTGCGTGATCGATTAGATATACTAAATACAATAGAACCTTATATTGGTGAATGGTTCTCTAAAGAGTATGTTCAAAGACACGTTTTCCGAATGTCCGAAGAGGAGATGAAGAAAATGAATAAACAAATAGAAGATGAACCACCACCAGCTGGTGCAGAAGAGCCTCCCCCAGAGTCAGCTCCACCAGAAGAAGAACCGCCTCCAGAGGAAGTACCTCAAGGGGAGGAAGAAGCTCAAATAGACAGCAAACGGAGATAAATTATGAGTATTCCTAATATGATTACTGCCTTGGTTGATAATAATAAACTAGAGGCTGAAAGTGCATTTAAAAGTGTGATCTCACAAAAAGTGGGAAGTGCAATAGATTTGAAAAGAGTTCAAGTTGCAAATGCATTAGTGAAACAGCACGTTTCTACAGACGATGTAGAGGTTGAGAGTGAAGAAGTTTAGTGAGTTTCATCAAGTTTTAGAAAAGGATGAACACAAGAAATCTGCCGAGTATAAAAAACTTACTCCTAAAATGAAGAAGGCAGTTGATGATGTGTTTACCACTTTAGAATCAAACCCTAGCAATTTTATGACTTCATTTGAAAAAACTGTCAAAAAAATTGCAAAAAAATATGGGGTAAAAGACACAGACATAATGAGTTATTTCGATAAAGAAATGCTTACAATTTAGGAGAAAAAATGATACAGTTAAAAGGAGACAGCACTACAGTCACTACTGCAACCAACTTGTCAAAAGCAAGTGCAGTAAGAATTAGGGCAACAAATGCTGGGAATGTCACTATTGCTACAGTCTCACCAAATGTTTCAAATTGTGCGGGAGTTCTTGCGTTAACAGAAGGAGAGGTTGTGGTTATTAAAAAAGACCCAACTGATACTATAGCTTGTAGTGGTGGTGGAATGTCTTGTACACCAGTTGCTTTTCATTACTAAGAGGAAATATGAAATTAATCACAGAAATGTACGATGAGTTTGAAGTTCTTACTGAAGGAAAAGGTAAGGACATGAAAATCAAAGGGGTTTTCATGCAGGCCGAGACGAAGAATCGTAATGGTCGAGTATATCCTCTTAATGTTTTACAGAAAGAAGTTGCTCGGTACAATAAAGAATTAGTCGAAACCAAACGTGCTTTCGGCGAACTAGGTCATCCAGACGGACCTACTGTCAATCTGGATAGGGTTTCTCACATGATTGAGGAGCTTGTACCCGAAGGTAATAATATCATCGGGAAAGCAAAGATTCTTGACACTCCTAACGGAAAAATTGTCAAGGAATTGCTAAATGCAGGTGCAAAACTTGGAGTCTCTAGTAGAGGAATGGGAACACTTGAAAAAAAGGGTCAGACAAATTATGTTAAAGATGACTTTTATCTTGCAACAGCTGCAGATATAGTCGCAGATCCTTCAGCACCAAAGGCGTTTGTGGAAGGAATTATGGAAGGTAAGGAATGGATTTGGGACAATGGAATCCTCAGAGAGGCTGAAGTTGCAAAGATTCATAAACTTGCTTCTGCAAATAAACAAGCTGAGGCTTTTGAAGCGTTCCTTTCAAAACTCTAATTTTATAAATATAATTAACAAATTTACTCAGGAGACTTTATGTCTGATGAACTCAATAAAGAGATGGAAGATGTGGTTGAGGCAACAGCAAAACCTACAGGGGTAAGTGCTAAAGCACCAAGTGCTACCAAGACTAC